CGCATCAAATGGAAGCTGTCCAACACTCCTCATTTGATGCACCTACAATCTTTTGAAACTATCATTGAATATCTAAACAGCCGTGAGTTATCAAACCTCAAGCTTGAAGATAAGCAACCTGATGTAGAAGCAACTTCCCGATATTCTTTCAATAAAGATGTCGGTGTTGCGATTATGAATATTGAAGGTCCAACCACATACAAACCTGTCACCATGATGGGGATGGATTGCGGTGGTACTTCTTATCAACAAATGAAAGAAGACTTCACTCATCTTGTGGACAGCGGAGCAAAAACAATTGCTTTCTCTGTTTCGTCTGGTGGCGGCGAAGCTTTCCAGATGATGCCTACCGCACAGTATATGCGTAAGCTTGCTGATGATAACAATGTAGCACTGATTACATATGTAGACGGTCTTTCAGCATCGGCAGCCTATGGGCTTTCTTGTATTGCTGATCAAATCATTATGGCCCCTTCAAGCGAAGTAGGTTCTATTGGTGTTGTAGTTCGACTGATCAATGATTCTAAAGCATTAGAAATGGAAGGTTATGAACGAGTCTTTGTGGCAGCAGGTGCAAGTAAAACACCTTTTGCAGAAGATGGTTCCTTCAAGGAAGATTTCATTGCGGACCTACAAGGTAAGGTTGATACACTTTACCAAAGTTTTACTGAGTTTGTCGCTGAACAGCGTGGCATCTCGGTAGAGGCAGTTAAGGCCACCGAAGCCAAGACGTTCCTTCCAGAACGTGCAATTGAGCTTGGTCTAGCTGATGCAACCATGACGCTTGAGGCGTTTTATTCCCATCTGGCAGACGTAGCTCAGAAAGAGAACCCAATGCTTAAAACTAAACTATTCGGTATGAATAAAGAAGGACAAAGTTTCGATATGAACGAACTAGAACTCGCTAAGTCGGAACTCTCCGAACTCGGCACTAAATATGAAGCACAAGCTGCCGATCTTCAACTTGCTCTGGCTGGTGTGCAAGACCTGCAAGCTAAGTTGGCTGAAGCTCAAGGTGTTGTAGCTGAATTCAAAGCTGCTCAAGATAAAGCAGAACTTGAAGCTAAAGAAGCTGTTGCTGCCACCCGTAAAGCTGCTCTGGTAGCTTCGATTGGTGAAGAACAAGCTGCTCAATTGTCTGCATCTCTTGAAGGTGTTTCAGACGCCCAATACGAAGCTGTAGTTGCTGCTGTTACTAAAGCAAATGCTGCTCTTGTAGAAAACCCACTCTTTAAAGAAATGGGTGCTGATGTAGAGGTCGAGACTAACCCCGATATGGAAGACGCTCTCGCTAAACTTATCCAAAAAACCTATAAAACTAAGTAAGAGGACTATTCCTAATGGCTATTGTTAATCTGACCTACCGCACCCTTGGTGATCTTGTTGTTCACGAGTTGGACCCAAGTGTTGGTTACGCTCGTAAAGTTATCACCCTGAACTTCGCTGCTGCTGGTGCTGTTCCTATGGGTACTGTTGTAGCTCGTGCTGCTGCTGATACCACTTTCCACCGTGCTGTTGTTGCTGACCTCACCGCTGCTGGTACTCAGTTTGCAGTTGTGTTTGGTGATCGTCTTAGCTGGAAGCCTACCTTCGATGTAGCTGCAACCACTAACACCCCAGCCGTTGCCTTTGTTCGTGATGAAGTTATTCTGTCTGACTTCTTGATCAAAGCTGTTAACACTCAATTCAACGCTGCTCAGATTGTGACCCTCAAAGGTCTGCTGGAAGCACAAGGTATTCTTGTAGAGATTGCTTGCTAAGTCAAGCTTTCTCACAAAACTAAACAATCGGAGCTAAATAAATGGCAATTGCTTTTCAACCAAACAATACCACTCAGGTAACTGAGCTTACCAACCAGATCGTAACCATTCCTAACCGTTGGGGTCTGATCAACAGCATGGGCCTGTTTAATGAACAGGGTGTTACTCAAGAAAACGTATCGGTTTCTCTGCTGACTGAAGTTGATGGTCTGCCAGTTGATCGTAACTGGGATGAACGTAACAGCACAATCAAGCCTACCCAGCGTGCTCTGGTAAGCTTCCCAATTCCCCACTTCCCACTGGATACCATGATCACCCCTCGTGATCTGCAAGGTATCATCTCTTGGACTAACTTTGCCCAAGGTTTGGAACTGGAAACTGTTGCTGCTGTGCGTCTGCGTAAGATGCAAGAGATTCGCAATCGTTTCGAACGTCTGTCCGAAGTATCCCGTATGCAGATCATCACCACTGGTGGTGTATATGCTCCAAGCGGAACTCTGACCCGTTCTTATGGCCCAACCGTAAACTACTACAATGAGTTCGGTGTTACCCGTACTGAGATTGTTACTGATCTGGGTAACGTCAACGTTGATCCTCTGAGCTACACCAACGACATTATCTCGGGCATCCAAGATGGTCTGTTGAATGGTCAAATTGCTGACAACTTTGTTGTAATCTGCTCGCCAGAATACTTCCAAGCTCTGATCACCAACCCTTATATCACTGAAGTGTATAAGTATTTCCGTCGCGATCAAGATCCACTGGTTAATCGTCTGTCGGCTGCTGGTATGGGCCTGCCTGCCAACTACCAAGTATTCAACTTTGGTGGCCTGACCTTCATTGAATACCGTGGTACTTACACCGATCAAAATGGTGTTGTTCAACGCTTTATCCCTGCTGGTGATGCTTACGCGTTCCCACTGGGTGTAACTGATATGTTCCAGACTTATTACGCTCCTGCTCTCACTTTCCCAAGTGTTAACACTGCTGGTCAGTCTGTTTACTACGCAGAGTACATGGGTGATAAAATGGATAAGATTGAAATTATGTCTGAATCCAACCAACTGAACGCCGTACTTAGGCCACAAGCCATTGTACGTCTGTCGTTGACCTAAGTTGTAAACAAATAGGGGCTGAAATATGCCCCTTATTTTAAAGGAAAAGATATGGCCCTAACACCAATTCAAGCGGTTCGCCTTTTTATTGGTGATAACAGCGAACCATACACTTTCACGGATGAAGAAATTCAATACTTTCTTGATATGGCTGGTGGTAGTGTAAGACAAGCATCTATTTTTGCTATCTACGCAATCCTTGCAGACCTTGCCAAGAATAAGTCAGTGTACCGCGAAACAGCAGGTCACTATGAAGTCTGGAGTAATGCTCTAGATTGGTACAAGCTACTGTTGTCCAATATCACACAGAACCCAACACTAGGATTAGGTAGTCTTAATATCTATGCTGCTGGTATTGATACAGTGGATGTTTGGAATAACAGAGCAGATTGTGGAGCCTACTCAGGTAAGATTGTACAAACGATTGATGAAGTAGGTTGTAAGGAAGGTCACTGGATGGATAGGTTTGCGTATGGAATTCCTGATCTACCCTGTTGGGTTGTGAGGCGATAAATGAGCATAGCCCAATTTTCTCTAGTAAGAAAAGTTCCAGTCACTATTCTTCGTCGATCTCAAGATATCTAAGCTGTGGAACACGTCTAACACTACTTTTACGCATCATCTTGACTTTGTTCTTTTTCATAGAGTCAAGGACAAGATAATTATTATTTAATCTTTGTGTAAACTCGTGAGACATTTCAGCACTTAAACTGCCCAAGAAACTGAACTGCACCATCACTTCATAAGAAACTTGAGTGGATAATGTGTTACTGCTATCAAGCTTTGAAGAAGTGCTGTGCCTACCAATTTGCCTCATTTCCAGAATGTTAATAACGACATAACTTTCATCAGGCTCTGTGGTATTGTTGTGGGAAAACATTACACGAGTTGTTGGGTATTGTGTCAGTGCAAGCTTTGCAGTGTTTCGGATCGCTTGTTCTAAATCTGAATACAAAGACATTAGTTGTCCACCTTAAAGTCTACAGAGTTGAGCATTGTGTCTGTATCCCTAAGAGGATCATTCTTGCCCTTCATTGCAATTGTGGCTGCGCTATTTGGAGGTGTTGACCAAGAGATGATTGATTGTTTCATTTCATTAACCATCAGCGGACCTAATATAGTCAGCTGAGCCCTTGGCGATGTTCCTAAAGCAATAGATTCAACAGCTTCTCTAATATTTCTATCAAGAGTTCCCTGTCTCAAAGCACCACCAAAGCCAACACGCATGAAAGGTCGTGGAGGATTGTCAGAACTCCCTTCTTCGTTCCATTGGGCCACTTGAGCTACAGGAAGATTTTCATTCTCAGAGCCATAAGATGATTCAGGAAAGAATCCTATACGAAGCTCTGGGGCTTTTCTTCCAAGATCACGTTTAATCTTATCCCAAACAGCAGTATTTTTAGTAACTTTCATATACTGCCCTTTAGTTTGGTGTTGGACCTATTTTGGCTGCTTTGGCTTCTCGATGATCCTGTACACCCATTTTAAAATTTTGAGTTTTCATAACTTCGTACATGTCACCGTCCCACTCAAAAATATCTGGGCCATATCCGTCAAGCCCTTCTTTCTTTGAACGGATCAAATCTGAAGTGAAAACCCACAACCAACTACGTGTACGATCTGATTCAGGAAGAATACTCACTTGATAATCTGAGAAAGGGTGAACGTTAGCTTGGATAACAACTTGTTCTTCAACACCCTTTACAACTTTACCTGTATTATCATCATAGACATCTTGGGAACGACGAAGAAGGGTGACTGGAACTTTTCTTACTAAGGAGAATTGGGCTATGCTCATTTATCGCCTCACAACCCAATAAGGTAGATCAGGAATTCCATATGCAAACCTGTCCATCCAGTGACCTTTCTTACAACCTACTTCATCAATAGTTTGTACAATCTTACCTGAGTAAGCTCCACAATCTTCCCTGTTATTCCAAACATCTGCTGTATCAATACCGGCGGCATAGATGTTTAGGCTACCCAGTCCCAAGGTTGGATTCTGTGTGATATTGGACAGTAGCAGTTTGTACCAATCTAGAGCATTACTCCAGACTTCGTAGTGACCTGCTGTTTCGCGGTACACTGATTTATTCTTAGCAAGATCTGCAAGGATTGCGTAAATAGCAAAAATAGATGCTTGTCTTACACTACCGCCAGCCATGTCAAGAAAGTATTGAATTTCTTCATCCGTGAAAGTGTATGGTTCG